AATTCACTGGTGACGAGTCTGTCGGTTCTTCCAGTAACAAGATCAAGCTCAACTTTAACCACCCCGTTAAGGAGCTTGTTTGGGTTGTTCAACCTGACCAAAACGTTGATTACTGCTCTTCTCTTGAGTGTACTCAAACCCTTTACAACACTCTTGGTGCCCAACCCTTCAACTACACTGATGCCGTTGATGCTCTTCCCAACGCCATCCACTCCTTCGGTGGACCTGAGTCTGTTGCTGAGACTTCTCAATCTTTCATCAATTCCGACGGTCTTTTCCAAGACGCTGGTGCTGCCGATGTTACCACCCAAAACTGGTGGTCTAACGGCGTTGGACCCAATGTCGCATACGATGCCCCCAAACTTGGTTTCGACGGTATCCAAAACTCTGGTGTCTCTGATGCCGGTACTTTCGTTCTTGCCGAGACCTCTCTTGACATGCATTGCTGGGGTGAGAACCCTGTTGTAACTGCCAAGTTACAGCTTAACGGCCAAGACCGCTTCTCTGAGCGTGAGGGAACATACTTCGACCTTGTCCAACCCTTCCAACACCACACTCGCAACCCCGACACTGGTATCAACGTCTACTCCTTCGCCCTTCGCCCCGAGGAGCACCAACCTTCCGGTTCTTGCAACTTCTCCCGCATTGATAACGCCACTCTTCAACTCGTTCTTTCCAACGCCACCGTTGAGGGTACCAAGACTGCCAAGGTCCGTGTATATGCCACCAATTATAATGTGTTAAGAATTATGAGCGGCATGGGTGGGCTGGCGTATTCAAATTAGTTATGTTCTCTATATCGTGTATGGTATATGTGACCTACAAAGTATTCTAATAAAGGGTTCTCCCACAAAAACAAAATAAAAATATAAACTAATTAATTTATATAAAACTTATAAATTAATTATTATCCACTTAAATAGTCGTTTCTTTCTTTGATTTTCGATAATCGGCCAACTCTTTTGCCCTTTGTTTTTTATATTCTTCATCGCCATATTTTTCTTTCAACTTATCACGCGAAATTTGTTTTCTGATACGCGCTTCTTCACGTTTTTCTTCGGTAGATTTTTTATTCATATTTTTTACAATATTTTTGGACGGTCTATGCGTTTTACTTATAAGGGTGGTCGTCTCAACTTTATTTTTACATTTCAGAAATATTTCAGTCATTTTATTACACAATTCGCCTAATTCCATATCCTTTTTAATATAGTTACAACTTCCACAGCACGGCTTCACATTACTCATTATATACCCCAGATGATTATCTATACGGTCAATACCATTTCTATATTTTTCATACGATTTTCTACCACATAAATAACATTGTGAATTTATAATTATATTATATTCCTCTTCTGATAATTCAAATGGTAATGATTTATTGTCTGCACGTCGTTTATATTCATTATAACTTCGCGCATTAGTATCACAAAACTCTTCCGGAAAATAACGACCCTTAATTTTATTATTATAATTCAAAATATGTTCAATTCGCTTCAAAAATACATCGACCGATAAAGAACACTTCATATAATTACACGTTGGGCAACAGCTCACGCAATTGTCACTAACATAACCTATATTTGAATCCAATCTATCAATACCATTAAATCCACGTTCTTGGATAACATCACAATAATGACACGGTTCCTTTACAAGTTTATCAAATTCTTCCTGAGATATTTCAAGATCAAAATTTTTATCTCTAGCTGAACGTGAATATACTCCATATTGTAATTTAATATTGTTTATTTTATTTTGGTTATTCACCTTTACTTTCTCTGGATTACTATCTCTCCATTGTTTCGCAGTTTGAGCGTTTCTTGTCAAATATTCATCTATATCCGCGTCAATCTTTCGTTGTCTATGATTCATACAATACATAACAATCTTCTCATAATTTGCCTCCTTCCATTCAGCTTTTTTCGCAATTCGTTCCGGTTTCTTATCAGAAATGCGATGTAACTCATTACAATGCTCTTTATCTCGTTTTTGGTCTTGAATACGATTATTGTCCCTACAATTCTTACAAGATTTCGTAGTTCCACCATTGACACCAATAAATAAACTATTTTCAAATTCCTTACAACACGTAGAACACGTTTGATGTGTATCTGTTTTCTTACTAGCCAACGCATTTACTCTACGATTTTTGTCTTGTTCGCGGTCTTTTTCCAAACATATCTGGCAACGGGAATATTGATAATCTAACTCAAGTTGGGTTCTACAGCCACGAACATATTGCTTACAAACTTTCTTACACATAGCTACGGTTTCGTCAACAAATATACAAAGTTGATGCTTATTACAGTAAATATTTTCAATTGAGCGTTTGAATACACAACCATCATTCGCGCATAAAACCACATTTTCACGGCTTATTTGTCTATTCTGTTTTCCTCTATCACTGCACGAAATACAAATCTTACCATCAGGTATATAATATGACTTTTTACAACCCGAACATATCTGTAAGTTTGATAACATTTCTTCCGTATAATCAACCATATAATCGTGATTTTTACAAAAGCGCGTGTCATTTATCACATTACATCTACATCCTTTCAAATTTCTATCAATCGCCAAACATTTTATCATTCTTATGTATTACATATACATATCTTTTTAAGTTGTTAATTATAATATTAACAACTTAATTCTAAATATTCTCATCCTTTTTGCTTTCTTCCAATTCTGTTTGGAGTTTTTCCTTTCTTCGTAAATAGGCTTGTTTGTTATATTCCTTTCTTTGTTCAGGGGTGGATTTATAAGTAGTTTTTTCTCGACACCGTTTTACTCGTTCCTTCACTAATTCTTTGTTTTTCTCGTAATACGCTTTACTACTTGCTGGCGCAGTGTATTTTTTGAGATGCTCTTTAGTGGATTGTAGTTCCGCCTCTAATTGAGCGTTTTTTTCTTCCAATTCTTTGATACGAAGGTCTTTATCCATTACTTCTATTTTACAATCTATAATATAGATTAATCTTTATATCTGGTTCATAACATATATACCCTCCCTCACCCATTTAACTTTCGACAGGAAAGCCCCAGACGGATAAAGACAAAACTTGATAAATGTGTTACAAGAAGAAGATGAATTAGAAGAACAAATATCTATCCTTAGAGAGAAAACCAAGGTTTAATACGACTATGAAATATAATACATTTCCCATACTTTGTAGCATAGTGAGCCAAATAGTATCCAAATAAAAACATTCATGTCCCATAATTCCGGGTACCACATATATATTTCTTGTAATGGGTATATCATTATTTTTACTGCTCCCATAGGAGAAAAATAGTCACCTCTCCACCATATGTTTCCTATATACGGGCTAAACTGAACATATATCAAATATAACAATATTATTACTATTTGTACCCATAATAATTGTATCATTTACCACTTGTGTATAATAGTTAGACGAATAAAATATTTAAAAAATAAAATAATTTCCATTTTTTAAATATATATAATATATATCAATGTCCGAAATGGAAACCTACCTAAAAACAATTGTATCGTATGAACAACCTTGGTGTAAAATGATGGGATTTTTTAATCCATATGTAGATCCGTTTGACCATTTTATATCCAAAAATGTTCCCGATTTTGATTATCAAGCATTCTATAAATATAAGGAACATAATTTTGTGTATGACAAATTATGGGTCGCCAGGTCACAAGGATTATTATGTGGAGAATTAAAAGATCTGAAACAAAATAATAATATTGCTTTACCCATTTTTACCAAACCACGATGGGGACATGAAACAGCCTCTAGTAAAAACTGCTTCAAAATAACACAATGGAGTGAAATCGAACAATATAAACACATCCCTGATATGATGTGGTCTGAATTTATCGACGCAAAAGAACAAATGACCGACTATATTTTAGTGAATGGTCAAATCATGTATCAAATAACCTATGTTTATTCAGAAACACAAAATGGTTTTATTGATGATTGGAAATATATTAGTCCCGATAACAAACCAATCCCTAAAATAACAGACTGGGTAAATAGACAAATGGGAGGATTTACCGGAGCAGTAAATGTTCAATATAGAGATGACAAAATTATTGAAGTCGGACTTCGTTTAGCACGTGGAGGAGCATATATTTTAAGCACTAAGAACAAATATTTAATTGAAAATATCAATAATGTAGTGGACAAAGGTCAATGGGATTATAACATTCAAGAAAAAATGAC